CCCAAACGCACTGATGTGCGTTCGACGCTGGGTGCGTCATTAAATAAGTCCCCCCCCGGCCAGGCCGCATCTGTTGCCGCCCGCCAGGGTACCTCACGGGAACCTCAAACCCGTGGGCATGCTCAAATTGATGGAAAACGTTCAGGGGAAGTGAATGCCCCATGCAAACGTGTTGACTACAACCGTCCACATGTTTTTTGTGCCTACGAGAGCACGCCGGAAATGTTGGAATTGGCTTCCAATTTTCCGTTGAGATTCGGAAAGAAGATTGGTAAAACGGGGCATCCAATGCTCCATTTTTATCGTTGTGTTGCTGAGTATTATGCGCTAAAGAAATTGCGCACGGTTCATGGGCGGAACCTTATCGTAGATGTGGGTGGTAATCCCAAGCATCACGCGTCGTCGAAGCAGACAAAGGGTGGAGAAATCCACTGCATCCAGCCGGTCGTTGACGTCATGGACGTTGCGCGGCAGTCATACACGAGGTATCAGGGGCGCACATGTGCCCACCTCGCTCAAGACTGCCCGTGCGCATGCCATGCCTCGGCCTCTTTGTTCGTGCATTCGCTGTATTACTTTACAGCGCGAGAAGTCTATGACATTTTACTCAAAAGTGGCTGCCATGGGGTGGCTGTTGTGCATCGTTTCCCCGGTGATACCGGCGTGTTCCACGAAGACAGTAGTGGAGTTGAGTCACGCTGGGCCCGGGTCGACGGACACATTGTAATGGAAGTGCGTGGGAACATGCGTCCTTACAAACACAATGATATTGCCTGGATAGATCAGCATCATTATTTTGATGGTAATGTGTTGTTCTTCGTCCCCCTTGAGAAATTCGGTTCGTCGTACGTGTATGGTATACACGTGTACATGGAGAGGCTGGCACCACGTCCGGCCCCATCTTTTGTCGACGGACTGAGTCTTGGTGAGTACACAGTGCGTGTGAACCCCAAGCTCCGGGTAGTCCAGCAGCAGTCCACCTTCTTGCCTTCTAACCCCAGATGGGTGGGGCGCAGTTTATGCGCACTCGTCCGGGGTGAGGAGATGACCTTTCATGAGAAATGTTATGACGATGGTTTGACATTCATTCGCTCTAAGGATAGGACACCAGCGTCCTTTAGAGCCCTCGAGAAATATTTAACCGACAACGTGCGGCGTGCGTCAAATGCCCCAGGCACTCTTAAGGAGTACCGCGGGATGTCGCACGCCCACGTACAGGCGTTGGCATTATTGTGTTTTCTCGATGACCTCGGCAATGAAACCGAGGTGTATGATTTTTTGTCTGACCTCAAGCCTCACTACGGTAAGCATAGTAAGGCGTTGAGGTTTGAGGGTGGAACGTGTTGTCCTTGTTTTAGGACATGCCCTCTGACCATGAATCCTAACGCCGCCGCCATTTTATTTATCTTTTTTGTGTTCTTCGTCATCGGATACTTGTTTCCGGGACCAGTTGGCGGCGTCGGTGGGTTTCTTGTTGGGGCATACCTTGCATCAAAGGTGTGGCCCAGAGTCGTGACATTTCGAGTGGGAGGGGCCGCAGCGGGGGGGGACCCCGGGTTGATGCGGCCAGCAGCTGTGCCACAACACGTTGTTGATGTTGTTCCTAAAGCACCACCAGTACCTATGGGTATCCAAGCGGCACCAACCGTCTTGGCCCCACCATTTCGCTTTGGCGATCGGTTACGTGCAGGTCAAACTGCCGTCGACCATATGCCTGTTCCTTCGGCCCCACCACTCGATGAGGTGAAGGACAACGACATAATCGTCAGCGCCGTGGGCTCATTTGATCAGATAGTTCTCAGGGAACCCGAGAGCTTTCCTTTCTGGCACGCCGAACTCGTGGAGTTTAAGAGTTACGGAGTGGATGAGCTAGACGACATACATGACACGCAGTTCGCCGTGTCTAGTAATGCCGTCGAGTACTGGCCAAAAATTGTTGTCGACCTCACGGCGAATGAGGTGGACGGCAAGGGGTGCACTGTGGTACCGTTCGGTGATGTTCGGGATAATGAAAAGATCCAGAATTTTTACCAGATCGGGCCTGCATGCGTCGGGTTCATTCCTGGCGCCCACAGAAACAACAAACACAACGAAGCAGTAGCATTGTGTAATCGGCATGTGCGCGGCAGTCCAAATGATGAGAGGACGACCCTGTTATGGAATCATGATTACTGTGTCGAGGCACGCAGTATACTGACAAACCAGACGGGTTACGTAACCTCTGCCAATGAGTTGGAATGGATTGCAGCGCAGCCGCCAGAAAAACGTGAGAAGTATTCGCAGATGCGCGAACAAAGCCTACACATCAAGAAAACAAAACACAGACATACGAGGGCGTTCTTTATCAAGAACGAGTTACTCATTCCGACCAAGTTACGGTCTGTGTGGCGTAAATCACCCCGTGGGATACAGGGTGCTAAGGAGGAAGTCCTTAATTTGATGTGTGGGCCCCACGTTCAAGCCATACACAAGGCTACTGCCAAGCCCTTTCTCTCGGTTAATACCGATGAGCCGGGGTGCGGAAAATGGCCGATGCTCAGTTTCACATCAGGCAGTGATTCTGAACGCATCGGGCAATGGTATCATGACATGTTGTCTGACGGATTTGATTTTATAGAGGATGACTTTAGCGAGTATGACTCTACACAGGGGAGAGGCGCCCTGTTGAATGAGCGTGCATATTATCAATCCGTTAGCGACCTGTCTTATGAGACCGTTGTTGCCCTTGAGGCACAAGACAAAACGTACGGTATTGGGCGGTATCACAAGTACACCGTCCCGTACACGAGGAAGTCTGGAGACCAAAATACCACTATTGGTAATACTGTCAACAATTTTGTTGCCCACTTTTTTGCAATTAAGCGGTCGTTGAATACTTTAGGTATGACCGCCGAAGTATTTATGCTGGGGCTTGGTGATGATAATGTAATCGCCATTAAGTTATTTGACAGTAAGGGCGCTAGGGTTGCGCATGGGTCACCACGGTATGGAGATTTCCTTTCTGACGTCGAGGCCGGGATAAGCCTGCTGGGGTTAAAACCCAAGCTAACAAGCCCGGTCGCTATCGCCGTCTCGTACTGCTCTGCAGAGTTCATGCCATGCATGAAGAACGTTCATGGGACCGTCGTTCCCACGCACCTTCTTGTCACTAAGCTAGAGCGCATTGTCTGTAAGTTCGGGTTCACCGTCCAAAGGGTGGATGAGGACACACCAACTATCCGCAGTCGACTCAAAGGAGTCGTCCTTGGCCAGCGAGCAATGCTGCATTATCCCATTGCTCGCGCGCTATTGGCACCGTATGCTGAATATGACGGCACTGCCACCTACATGCGCGACCACCCGGAAACGCGCACGTATTCCAATTCCACGCGGTTTGATCAGGATCAGATTCGTGCGTGGTTTACCGAGTTGTATCGGTGTTCCCTACAGGATGTTGTGGAACTGGAGGCCTTCCTCTATGAGTGTGGAAGGAGGGCCAACGGAAAACCTTACTTGTGGCAGAATCCCACAGTAGTTGAGGTGATCCGTGGGCGGCAGTAACCGTGTCCCCCGGGCAACCCGTGGTAGAAGGAAAACTACCATGAATACAGCTTGACAACTGGCCCGTAGGTGTCCTGAGCATTTTAATGCCAGGCAAAAAGAAAACAAGGAACCCCAAAAAGGGGAAAAAGGGGGGAAAGCGGCAGGTTGCTGCTCAACCCATCCAAGTGCAACCCGTTAGGGAAAGCAAGCTTGATAAGGTTCGTAGGGGGATGAAGAAGATCTCTCCCATCGTTGGTATATTTAACCCAGTGGCAGGTGCAGCACTGAGCTATCTGGGTAAAGGCGACTATGTTCAAAGTGGCAACGGTGTGAATAACGCTGGGGTCATGACGAACTCTTTGGTCAAACCTTTGACTACCAACTCGATCCCGTTCATGCATGTGTCGAATGAGGGAACTCGCATCACGCGTCGTGAGTTCATTCGGCCGATTGCAGTCGCGGTCACAGGAAATGATCCAGCTGGGAAACCGGCTTTTGTGATTAATCCTGGGGACGCGCTCACGTTTCCGTGGTTGCATAACATCGCACGTAATTACCAACAGTGGATGCCCTTGGGCATCATCTTCCACTACCGCGCTACGTGTGGTGTGACATCAACCGTGTCACCAAGTTTAGGTGTCGTACGAATGGCAACTCAGTACGACGTCTACCAGCCCCTGTTCAATGAAGATGTGCAGCGGATCACTAACCATTTCTTCGCACAGACCACGTCCCCGTTTGCAAGTACGGATCACGCGGTTGAGTGTGCGTTGGACCAGACGGCAATCAAACCGTTATGGATTAGACCCGAAGCACGTCTCCAACATGACGATATTAAAGTTGACAGTGGGCCGGTTCATCTCGTGGAGCATCGTGAAGCTACTTTCGATGCACGGCTCTACGATCTTGGACGGTTGGAATTCCTCAACACTGGCTCTCCGACGGGTGGTGCATACACCGCCGGGGAACTATGGATCACCTACGACATCATGTTGTTGAAGCCTCGTGTGCAATTGACGAATGGCTTCACATATGGATCTGATTTCATAGTGCCAACTGAGGAAAGTACCGTTACGCTCAGAAACGAGTACACGATGGCGGTCGAAGAAATCGACCTAACCGTTGACCCCCCCCCCCCTTAGCTTGAGTGAGTAAGATGCCGAACCCTATACAGCGTGTTCATGTGCTAGGTTGTTAGCAACTGATGCATACCACGCTTGCGGTGCAATTTCGGCCCTCTCATGGCAACGTTGCAGAAAGTGAAGCAGATTTTAGCAGTCTGACGTGAACTAACTACAGTGAAAACCCCTCTGGTACCATAATCCAGTTGTAACGCAAGCCCCG